CTTGCCCGTGACCTGGCGGCGGGCAAGCGGCTTGCATGGGCTCGGGTGCTCAAGCTGGCCGGATACTTGGCGGGGGTCTACCCCAAGGCCAAGGCCTCCAAGAGCTTTGCGGACGGCGGCCCGGTCTTCCACCGCTATGAGCTCCGAGGTGGAGATGCGGCGCGGGAGTGGGTGCGGACCCTGCTCACGGCCTATGCCATGGCGGCCCACCAGCGGGCGGCGCGGCTCAATGAGGGCGGCGGATGCGGGTGCGGAGAGGAGCATGGTGACCTTGGCGATAAGGAGGGGGAAGGGGTCTTGGCCGTTGGTGCCGATGGCAAGGAGTTTGTGACCTACCGTGAGTTGCGGCCCGAGGAGGAGGTGGTGGCATGGGTGACCCTAGCGGAGACCCGCCGCGCCCTTGATGTGGAGCTTGGCTTCGCATTGGACCGCGTGGCAGCTGACCACCGTAACGCGGTGCGCCGTGCCTTGCGGGATGGGTGGCAGCCCGGGGAGCAGGATGCGATCTGGTCCGCCTTCGTGCCCCAATATGCCAAGGCCTTGACGGATGCGGCGGGCACCTTGCGGGGGAGCATTGAGGCCGAGGTGCTCAATGAGGCTGCCCGGAGTGCGGGCGCTGCCACGGTTGGCAAGATGGGCGCTGGTGAGGCCGCGGCGGTCTCCTCCACCATGGCGGCCAGCGCCAATGCTCAGTTTGCCAAGGCGGCGGCCCTCACCCAAGTGGCGGCGGAGACCATAGCCAACCGGGTAGGGGGAGAGATCTCCGATGCCTTGCTTGGCGGTGCGGATGCCTCCAAGTGGAAGAGCCGCATCACTCCGCTTGGCTTGGCCGATAGTGCCCGCGCAAGCCGCAACCAAGTGGAGGGCGCGGCAAGGGTGGCCACCTATGCTGACGCCCCCGAGGCCAAGGGCGTGGTGCCCTCCCTGCTCATCCGCTCAAGCATCCCGGACGGGAGCCGCTGCTCCATTTGTGCGGAGCGTGATGGGGAGGAGGTCAACATGGCGGGCAACCCCGATGCGGAGATCCCAGAGCTGCCCGACCCCGATTGCCTAGGCGGTGCGAACCGTTGCCGATGCGGATGGTTCGTGGTCTATGGCAAGGTGGGCTAGGGCTCGGCCACCACGGCGGGGCTAGGCTTGCACCACGGGCATGAGCAGCCCTTGAGGCGGTAGCGTGCGGGGGTGTTGCCGCTGCCCGCCTCCACCCCGTTGACCTCGCCCTCCATGATGAGGCGGCCAAGCTCCGATCGTATCGCCTTCTCTCCTCCGATGCCCACCAGCCGTGAGAGGTGCGCTGGTGATGGGTGGAAATCCACCGCGTGGCAGCGGGCAAGAAGATCTAGAATCTCTCTTTGACGGCGGGTGACCATGGGGCTCCTCATTTGGGGGCGGGCGCGGGCGCCATTTGGCACGCTAGCGGGGCAACGGGGTAGGGGCAAGGGCTTGGCAAGGTGCAAGGTGCGGTGCATTGTGGCCCCTATGCGCAACGCCCGTCCAAAGCTCCGCACCACCGAGGTCAACCTTGGGGATGATTCTACCTTGCGGTGGGTCTCCCTGCTCCCGGAGGGTGTGATCCACGCCAATGGCATGGCGTGGGATCTTGCGGCGGATGTGACGGACCCCGATGCCTTGCGCTTCCGCTTTGATGATGTGGTGGATAGCCTCCACGCTTGGCTTGCGGAGTATGCACCGCCCGTGGCCGTGGAGCACACAAAGGATGGCACCGCGGCGGGCTACCTTAGGCGGATCGTGGTGCTCACCAAGGCGGAGGCGGCGGAGCTTGGAATCAAGCAGCCCACCGAGCGCATGATCTATGGCGGCCTTGACCTCACCAGCGAACGGTGGGCCGCAGCCTTTGATGCGGGAGAGGTGCCCTATATCTCCCCCAACATCCGCGCCTATGCCTCCACCGAGACCGAGGCGGACCCCCGCTTTGTCTTTGGCATTGGAGAGGTCTCCTTTGTCACCATCCCCCAGATCAAGACCAACCAGATCCCCGTTGCAGAGATGCGCGGGGTTTCACTTGCGGAGAGCCCAATGAAGATGAGCATGGAAGAGTGCGCGGCCTATTGTGCGGAGAATGGCATGGATGAGGCCGCGATCGCGGCTCTGATCAAGGCTATGTTCCCGGAGCTCCACAAGGCGGAGCATGAGGCCAACCCCGATCTTGCCGATGACCCGGAGGCCGTTGAGGCCGCCGCCGTTGCGGAGCTTGAGCGGGCGGCGGAGATGGAGAAGGTTGCGGAGGAGGAGAAGGAAGAGGAGAAGCCCGAGGCTCTCCTTGGCGAGATCGCCCGCCTCAAGGGTGCCCTGCTCAAGGAGCGCCGCTCCAATGCCATGGCCGCGGTCACGGCGGACCTCAAGGGCCGCAAGGTCTCGGAGGCCACCAAGGCCAAGCTTGCGGAGAGCTACCTCTCCGATCGCACTGCCTACCGCGCGATCGTTGCGGACCTCGGTGTGACCTCCAGCGCCCCGCGGATGAGCCCGCCCGTTGGCACGGCCCGCACCACGGCGCCGATCGCTCCGGGCGTTGGCGGCCTCACGGCCTCCCTCTCCGAGGTGCTGGCCAACCCCCGCCGCTTTGCGGACCTCACGGAGGATGCTCAGTGGGGCATGATTTCTGATCTGGCCGAGCGTGAGAAGTGCGAGCTTTGGCTTGCGGCTTCTTGGCTTCAGAGTGGCAAGATGCCCCAGACCGTGCAGGAGCTCCGCAATTCGCGGGGCTTTGGCGGACGCTAGTCCAACCCCCCACCCCTTCAACCAACGGCCCCTCTACGGGGCAAGGAGAATAGACCATGGCACTTGGATCACTGACCTACAAGACCCCCAATAAGATCGCTGGCATCGGTGCGAACCTCACCACCAAGGCGGGCTTTATTGTTGCCTTGACTTCCGAGGCGGTGGTGGGCCTTGCCACCGCCGTTAACCTTCGCCCCTACGGTGTGATCGTGGTGGGCACCGATAGCCTCACCCCGGGCACCTACCCGAGCGAGATCGCCGCGGGCGCCCTTGAGATTGTGGATGCCTATGGCTCCACGATCGTGGCCATGGCGGGCGGCACGGGTGTTACCTTTGGCAGCGCCGTTTGTGTGACCGCCACGGGCGCTTGCAATGATGCCCCGGCCCTTGGCGCTGGTGAGTGGATCGTTGGCTACGCCCTTTCCGCCGCCGCCGCTGGTGAGAGCTTCTTGCTCTCCTTCCAGCCCGTCCGCACTCAGGCCTAGCCCACGGGCTGCCCCCACTTTACCACTTCAACCTTTGATCGGAGATAGACCATGACCACGCCCTTCATGCCCCCCGTTGGAATCAATACCGGAGCACTCAAGCCCGGTATCCTCCAGCGCATCTCGCTCTTCCGCGGCGGTGCGCAGGACACCAACAGCCTCACCCTTGCGCCGATCGTCAAGGTCGCCACCCGTGCGGGCTTCTATCATTTCTTTGCGGAGAATGATGCCTTGCTCACGGGCAGCCCTCAGGATCCGATCACCCCCGTGAATTATGACACCCCGGCCAGCCCGGGCGGTATGCGCATCTCGGCGGGCACCTTCAACAGCAACCTCTACCGTTGGGGCTTCCAAGTGTTTCCCCTCCAGCAGATCGCGGAGTTCGCCGCCCGTGGCGAGGATATCACGGCCCGCGCCGCCTTCAAGCTTGGCGGGCAGGCCAAGCAGCACCACGCCAAGGTCTTGGGTGCGGTGCTTGACACGGATGGCAACTTCTCCGCCACTCCGGGCTCGGCGGGCGGCGCTGCCACTCCCCTCCAGAATGAGATCAACGCCCTCCTCATTGACCTTGCCAAGCAGGGTGTTGACCTCAATGAGGGCCGTTGGGTTGCCACCTGCAACCTCAACACCGCCAACGATATGTTGCAGTTCAACACCGTTGCCCAATCGGGCTATGCGCTTGCGTACAATGGCTCGGGCACGAGCCGCACGGGTGCCACGGATATGAGCCAGCTCAAGGCATGGTTTGCCTCCAAGCTCATCTGCCCGCTTGAGCTGGTGGTGCTCAACCAGTTTCTGCCCACCACGGCGGACACGGTTGGCGCCCCGGTGATCGCCAATGGCCGCGTGGCCATCTTCAAGATTGCCGAGTCGTATGGGGATTCGGGCTTCGTGCAGACCATGACCCCGGACCCCAACGCGGCCCTCGGCCAGATCTACACCTACGATGTGCGGCAGGGGCTGATCGGCATCGGCCTCCATGTTGAGAGCGACTACGGCATCACGGTCCTTGGTGGCCCGGCCAACAAGTGGGCTGCTTGCCTCACGGGCGTCTCCCTCTAAGGGGTGACACGGTGGGAGCTCCTTAGGGAGCTCTCCACTTGTGAGCCCACCGTGCCCCTTCCTTCCACGGTGGTCTCTCAAGCGGAGGATCAAGATGGCGCAAGTTTACCTCTTTGGCGTAGTGAAAGCGGACATTGGCCGCTACCTCCCGCGGATCGCCTTCTCTACCGAGAGCGCACCCACGGCGCTGGAGGCGGATGAGATCTTGATTGACCACGCGGCGGACCTTTGCGCCTACCTCTATGGCATGGGGGTGGATGTGCCCTTCCTTGCCACGGCCACCACCAGCGCCCTCTACCGCACCTGCCAACGCTTCATCCTGCTCCGCTTTGCGGCGCAAGTGATGAGGCTCCGCAATCAGAATGACACCACGGCGGCGGCGGGGTGGGATGCGGAGGCTGACCGCATCATTGAGCGGCTCCGCAAGCTGCCCCAAGATATGGGTGCGGAGCGGCCCACGGGGGTCAACAGCCCCAACATCCTCCACTCCAATGCAACCTATGCGGCGGAGCTCTACGCCAAGCAAATGAACAGCCAAAGCCGCCTAGCCATCAATGCCGCACAAGATAAGATGTAGGCATGAGCAGCTTCAAGATCACCATGACGGATGAGACCGGGAAGGCGGTGACCACGCTGGAGGCTTGCCTCCGAGGCGCGGGCGATTGGAGCCCGTTTTGGGCGGGCAAGGATGGGCCGATCGCGGAAGCGTGGGCCACCAGCCGCCGCCAAATGTTCCTCACCCAAGGGCGGTCCACGGGCACCCCATGGCCCGACTACACCAAGCAAGAGCGCAAGTACTATGTGCCCGTGAAGAAATGGGTCACGGGGGCCACCAAGATCGGCAAGCAACACCTCTTGCGGTGGGATAAGAGCCCCGGCCCTGCTCCGGGTGGGCAGGAACGGCTCTTCCCCTCCATGAGCCTCACCAGCCACAAGGAGTTCATCTATCGGGTGAGCGGCAATGTGGCCACCATGGGCACCTCGGTGCCCTATGCCCGCAACCATAACCTTGGGCAGGGTGCCTACAATCGCAAGTGGAAGACCAAGCGGGGGGTCAAGGTGATCCAAGTGCCCACCCCCAAGCGGCCCCTGCTAGCCTTCGGAACCCCCTTCATGTTGGCGGTGCGGGCTGAGCTGCAAAGGATTGCCATCAAGCAAGGGGGCAAGGTAGGAGTGACCTCCAAAGAGCTCCGAGAGCGGGCCAAGCTCGCACGGGCAGTGGGAGGCTTCTAATGATTGCAGGATCGGCCAACGGCCCCCAAGTAGTGGCCAACACGGCGAAGGCGCTGGTGGTCTCCAATTGGGGGGCAGTGTGTGACACGGCTTGGCTCAAGGCTATGGGTGCGCCCGGCCTTCCTGCCCCCGTTGCGGGCAACCTATACACCTCCCACCGGGCACTCTTCACGGCGGAGACCCAGCCCGCCATGGGCCTCACGGTGATCCGCACCGATGCCAAGATCACGGATGCCTTGGGGGCCATGGACCAAGTGCATGAGCTGGAGATCACGGTGACCTCTGATTGGGGCTACTATGACGGCTCCACGGTCAAGCCGCTGGTGAAGGCCGCGCCCGGAGACCCCGCGATCAAGTTCACGGTGGAGGTCTATGAGACCGCACTCCGGGCCTATGTGGAGGGGGTGATCATGGTGCTCACCAGCCCGGTCTATGGCTTCCCCAACTATGATGCCCGGATGATGGGCACCGTGGGCTTCACCCCCACCGGGATCTTCAATTGCCAGCCCGCGGCGGGGGTCTCCCCTTCCGACTTCGTGGTTGGGGTGGATGATGTGGGATCTTCTTTGATTCAACAGACCGTGCGGGCTACTATCCAAGTATTCCAGCGGCGCTCATTGGCGAGGTAAAGGCATGGCTTCAACTGTTATCGCGAGCAACACAAGTGCGGTCTATGTGCAGACCCAATCCACCGTTGGCACCGCCGTTGCGGTGGGCTCCATTGTGGCTGGGGATGCCATCCGCGTGGTGGGGGCTCCCAAGTTTAGCCCCCGCGGTGCGGGCATCATTGAGCGCACGGATACCATGACCCCCTTTGGTGGCGGTCAAGCGGTGCGAACGGGCGGGCGCGGGTGGGATATCACCTTCCAGACTGAGCTCTTTTGGGATCCCAACACCTCGGGCGGCACGGGTGGCTTTGACAACACCCAACTTGCGGCTCTTTGGCTTGCTAGCCCCTTCACGGTGACGCCCAACGGATATGACACCCTCTTGGCGGTGCAGAGCCAATTTGCCACGGCGGGCTCGGCCAGCCGCTCCCCCGCCTATGCGTGCCAGCCCTTCACAATGTACTATGTAGAGAGCAGCGGCAAGCGTTATGCGGCCTTTGATTGCATTGCCATCCCCAAGATCTCGGCGGAGTATGGGCAGCGGGTAATGATCGATTGGACCGTGAAGGGCAAGTGGATTGACCCCGATGCCTACAACACCAGCGCCACCATCCCCGCCCCCGACTATGACACCGACCAGCCCCCGCTGGTGGCGCTCAATTGCACCCTCACCCTTGCGGACTACTTTGAGAATGTGACCGCCCTCACCAAGTGGACCTTTGACCCGGGCTTTGCGCTCTCGGATGTTGGCGATAGCAGGGAGGCCAACGGCTTTGGGATCGGCTTCTCCACGCTGGCCACCTATCCCTCCCTTGAGGTGGATGTGGCGGACCTCCCGGAAGGCGCCTCCTCCAGCCCGCAGCAGGAGCCCGATTGGGATAAGGCTAGCAACAACACGGTCTTCCCCTCGGCCCTCTCACTGGAGGTCGGCATTGGCAATGGCAATTACATTCTCTTTAGCCTTGCTAACCCCCAAGTGATCGCATGGCCCGCGGTGGGTGACACCGATGGCCACCGCTCCCTCACGCTCAAGTTTGGTGCCATCCCCGATGCCACCACCCCAACCCCCGCAACCATCGATTTTAACGCGGACAACTAGCCCACTCCGGGCAGCTCATTGGAAGGAAGGAAGGCAACATGGCAATCGAGTTTGTGGAGAAACATTGGATCACGGTGGAGAGCAAGCGGGGCACTGCCCGCCTTTGCGTTAGGGAGCCCAACGCGCTGGAGGGTGCCCGCTACCTTGGGGCCATCAACCGCTCTAGGGGCCTCATGGAGCAGGATGAGGCCGCGGGCTTTGAGGCCTTGATGGAGACCCACGCGGGCCTCCTCACGGCGTGCATCACCAGCTCCGAGGAGTGGACCCCCGCTTTCCCCACGGAAGGCAACACGGCGGAGCGGCGCGATTGGGTGCTCCGCCTCCATTGGGAAGACCTCGCAAAGGTAGCGGGGGCCGTTGCCCAAGTGGGCTACCCAAAAACTTCCGCCGTGTAGAGTGGCGCGACTATGCACGGCTGACCACCTCCCACGGCTTCCGCTGTTGGGAGTGCCCGGATGAGGTGCGCCACAAACGGGGTTGCACTGAGGGCTACACCCAAGACCTAGGCTTTGACGCCATGCCACCCAACCCCACCACCTGCCCCGTGCTCACCACCGCCCCTAGCGGGTTTTGGGAGGCGCACCGCATGGCCCGATGGATCGATCGTGGCAGCCCCGCGGTGGCCTTGGCGGAGGTTGGCACGGCCTCCCTTGACCTTGCGGAGTTCGTCTCTGCTGAGCTCCGGGAGGGCGTCAAGGCCTATGATGAGCGCAAGCGCAAGACCATGGAGCGCCTTTCCGCCTTGACGGAAGGGCTCCGCTTAGGAGGCAAAGGCAATGGCTGACACCGTAGTAACAATTGGCGGAGATAGCACCGGGCTCCAAGGCGCCTTCAAGGATGCGGGCAAGAGCGCGGGCACCGTCAAGGTGGAGGCCAAGAAGCTCTCGGACCAGCTCAAGGAGGTGGCCGATGATGCGGACAAGGCCGCGGGTGCCCTAGCCCAAAAGCTTGGCGGCCCCGGAGCCATCAAGGCGATCGCGGGGATAGGCGCGGCGGTAGGGATCGCCCAATCCGCGGTGGGTGCCTTCCTTGATAGCAGTGAAGCCCTCTTCAAGAGCTACGGTGACGAGGGGCAGAAGGTTTGGGATGACACCGAGAAGAGCCTCTTTGCCATCAAGGGCGCCTTTGCGGAGGCGGTGCTAGGCGGCGGGTCCATGGAGGAGATGGGCTCCCGCCTCAAAGGCATCTTTGATGGGGTGAAGCGGCTCCTTGACGGGATGCTCTTGCCCATCAAGCTGGTGACCGCGGCCTTTTGGGATAACGCGGAAGGGGCGGAGGCTGCCCGCAAGGGAGTGGTGGAGCTCAAAGAGGCCAATGAAAAATATGTGAAAGACTCCAAAGCCATGGAGGACACGGTCAAGACCTTGACCGAGGAGATGTGGGCACTCACGGGGCAGACCGATAAGCTCAACGCCTCCCGCAACCAAGGCCTCCGCACCGCCCGCTTGACCGCCATGGCGGAGATCGAAGCGGCGGAGCTGGCTCATGATATGGTCGTGGCCAACGATGTGCGGGAAGCAAGCCACCTCCGCAACAAAGACAAGGTGCTGACCGATTGGGTTGCGGAGCATGGCCGGATCTCAGTGTATGACAAAGAGAAGATCAACAAGAAGATCGAAGAGGCCGACCAAAAGAGCTATGACAACCAACTAGCGATCTCCATGCGGTCCATGACCAAGGAGCGGGAGGTCAAATATCTTGCGTTGGCCGAATCGCTCATGCTGCTTGACAAGCTGGAGGCGGCGCAAGCGGAGGCGGCCAAGGCAAATGCCAAGCCACCCAAGCCCCGCACGGTTTCCGCCCCCGCCAAGCCCGCTGGTGAGGAAGACCCGATCGCCTATGCGCGAATGTATGCTGGTATGTTGGTGGAGCTCTCCGCCGAATCGGTGGAGGCGGTCAAAGCCATGGAGGCGGCCAATGGTGTTGCCAACACCAGCCTCATCACCACCACCAAGAGCAAGCTTGACACCATGCTTGCGGAGAATGCGGCGGCCAACGCCAAGCTCGTGCAGGATGAGATCGCTACCGCTGACAAGATAGCCAAGGAGAAGGCCAAGAGGGCGGAGGAGGATGCGGCGATCGTTCAAGCCCGGAGCCAAATGGCCATCCAATTTGAGATTGATGAGTTCAACCGCAAGAAGGCGCTACGGGAGCAAGCGGCGGCGGAGGAGACCGCCTCATGGGCCAAGCTCAAGGGTGACCTCTATGTGCTCACGGTCAACAATAGCGCCAAGATGCTGGCCGTGGACCTCCAAGATAAGGAGAAGAGCAAGACCGCGGCGCAACGGGCCACGGCGGCGGTGGTGCAAGGCCTTGGAGATATGGCCATGGTCAAGAGCGGCCTAGCAGCGGCGGCGGGCAACTTCGGGGAGGCCGCTGCCTTCTCGGTGATCGGCACTCTTGCCTATGGCGTAGCGGCCAAGCTGGCCCCATCGGAGAAGACCAAGACCACGGCGCCCGCCGCTGCCAACACGGGCGGCGGGGGCACCACCAACACCAGCTACAACTTGCGCGTTGACGCGGCCTTTGCGGACGGGGAGAGTGTTGCCCGCCGCTTTGCGGAGATGCAACAGGGTGCCCAGCGCCGCGGCTTGATCTAGGAGACCTCTACCATGGCCAACTTCCCACTAGTCACTTGGCCCATCTCCCTCACGGGGGTCACGGTGACCTACAACGCGGTGCCCTACAATGTGCCCGATTGCACGGGCTACGGGTTTGGGGTGAGCAACACGGGCACCAAGGAGGCTAGCGTGGATGTTGGCGGCGTGGTGGGCAGTATCGCGGGCAACTTTGCCGCGGCCCTCAACACGGCCATTACGGTGGGCAACCCCGTTAGCGCCACCTATGCCTACTCCGATGGCACGGCCCCCGCTCTTGGCCCTCTCAAGGCAAGCCTCACGGTGGTGGGAAGCTACCCGGTGATCGTGGATTTTGGCTCGGTGGCCATGGCGGCCCGGTTGGGCTACACCACCCAAGTGGTGACCTTGGCGCTACTCTCCCTCAACCTCACCCCCTACAATGTTGGCGGGGTGTGGATGCCCAACGGGGTGGCCGGGGATGTGCGGCGCTACCTCACTCAACGGGCGGCGGCCAGCTCCAATGAAATGAGCGGCCTCTCCACCGATGTGGTCAATTGGGGGCAGATCGTGGATGTGGAGCTGATGAGCTCCGCCTTCTATGCGGCCAATGTGGCCCGCTACTTTGCGGCCACCCAGATCTATGCCACGGCGGCGGGGCGGCAAGTGGCGGACCCCAATAACACGCTGGAGGGGATGGTGGAGGCCGCGGCCACGGGGGTGCCCTTCCGGGTCTACCGTGAGGCCGCCACGGCGGAGGGCACCACTCCGGGCTTCTACCTGCCCGCCAAGATGCCCGCGGTGGCCACCCAAGGCAAAGCCATGGATATGGTGGCGGCCTTGGATGAGCCCCGCCTATGGAACACAAGCGGGATCTTCTTTAGGGCGTCCACATGAGCGATCGCATCATCCTGATCCGCATCCAAGGCTTGGGCTCCTTGCTCTCCAATGACCAAATGGTCTTCACCTCACGGGGCACGCTCCCCTATCTGCCCGCCTTTGCCACCCTGCCCGGGGTGGTCTCCAATCTTGGGGACCAATTCAGTTCGGAGATCGGCTTCTTTGAGAGCATGGGCAGCGACCCCACCACCAGCTTCTCGGTGATCTCCACGGCGGAGACCCGGGAGGCCTTGCTAGGGCGGCGCAAGGTGCCCGTGCTGGATAGCAACGGCGCCCCCGTGGTGACCACCAGCTACATTGATGCCGATTACAATGCGACCTTCACGGTTTCCGATACCTCCTCCATGTTTCCAAACCAGCGGATCCGCATCGGCACCATTGCCTTCC